CTTCATTATAAAAGTACTAGGATGTAACAAACATGAAAGAAAGCACATTCTTAACTCACCTCCTAAAGGTATTAAACCTTCTACACAACAAATAGTAAAATTAATGATTAGAGAAACATCCTCTAGTATAAAACTAAAGAAATGGTTAACTATTCTTAATTCTACTAGATCCATCAAACTCCCAATTGATCCTGATTTTGAACCAATTGTAAAGCACCCGAATAAAAGTAGGAAATTATTTACAAGAAATAAAGTCAAACAGTTATTGCGGGAGAATGGATATTGTGTAGGGGTTAATTCTTTAAGGAAAGTAAGGTTTAAGAACTTCCACTTTAGTACCCATAAGGGTCCTGATGGTAAACCTGCTATAATATCATTAGTTAAAGAATATTATTCTTTACCTTTTGGTCTTAAGCAGGCCATCAAGCACTTAGGTGGTAAATACTTTCAATCCTTGATAAAAGAATTTGAAGTATCTACCAAATACCTAGGAGAAGAAATATGCGAAAACAATTATCCTATTTTCCGTAGATTAGGATTTATTCCTGATCTAGAAGGAAAAACAAGGGTAATTGCTATTGCAGATTACTTCTCTCAGACAGTACTAAAGCCTCTTCATAACTTTTTATTAGGGATATTAAAGTCATTTCCCAATGATATAACATTTAATCAAGGAAGGTTTAAGGACATTGTCCAGGATTGAGATGAATTCTACAGTGCTGATTGGAAATCAGCTACTGATAGATTTCCTATTGATGAAATATCAATAGTTCTCAAAACCCTCTTTCCAAAATCATATGTTAGAGCATGGGAGCATATCATAGTAGCATACCCTTTTAGTACACCTGATGGTTATAAATTTTATAACACAGGTAATCCTATAGGTATATACTCTAGTTGAGGAATGTTAGCTCTTTCTCACCACTTATGTGTGTGAGAAGCTGCTTCACAACTCAAACTACACAAGAAAGATATTAAATATGTCCTTCTTGGTGATGATATTGCTTTTGGAAATAAGGCTCTCTATATAAAATATAGAGAGATTATAACTTC